TTGGTTGGTAACAACAAGATATTCGATACTGTAGCTCCACAGGATACTGCATATCCTTATGTACTTATTGGTACAGAGATAGCAACAGATATCGGTACTAAGAGTTTAGATGGTAAATTATACAATGTAGACATCGATGTATGGTCACAGTACAGAGGTCAAAAAGAAATCAAAGAGATTATGGAAAGGTTGTATAACCTAGTAAATAACACTACAATATCTGTGTCAGGTGCAGATTCAGTAATGAGTTATGTCAATAGTGCGACAACACTTGTAGAAGCTGATGGAATCACAAGACATGGTATAATAAATATTAATTTTACAGTTTACGATAATTAGAGGTAATTAAATATGGCAGTACAAAAGGGAGCTTCCCTCTTAATCAAAGCAGGTGATGGTGCTTCTCCTGAAGTATTCACTACTGTTGCAGGTCTAAGAGATACAAGCATAAGCATCAATCAAGAAATGGTTGATGTGACAAATAAAGATTCATCTAGAGTAAGAACATTACTTGCACAAGGTGGTATAAAATCTTTCACAGTTTCAGGAAGTGGTATCTTCACAGATTCAGCTTCAGAACAAACAATACTTACAAACTTTGACCAAGCATCATTTACTAACTACCAACTATTAGTACCTGATTACAACACCTTCACAGGTGCATTTCAGGTCACTGCATTGGAGTATAGTGGTACATACAATGATTCAGTTCAGTATTCAATGACATTTGAATCAGCAGGTTCAATCACTATAGCAACAGTCTAATGTGGGTAGATAAAGAGATAACACTTGATAAAAAGAAGATTGATGCCAAAGTCAATCTTAATTCTAATTATGCTGAAGTTGAACTGCCATACTACGATGGTTGGGATGATTTAGGTGTTGTCGTTATAGACAATGATAAATGGGCAATCTCTACTGCCACTAATGTTGGTGGTAGAGATGAAATCATTTCTATGAAATTAACAAAGGAGCAATCAAATGAGTACAAATCCGATAAGAGCAGAAAAAACTCTAAAGTTTAAAGACAAGGAATACAAAGCTCGTATGCCTTTGGATACTATTATGAGGATAGAAGAAGCACTTGGATGTTCTATTCTCAAAGTCGGTAATAAGCTCACAACAGCAGATATGACATTGCTAGAGATTATCACCATACTTACATTATCAATCAGAGCAGGTGGTAACGACATAAACGAGAGTGATGTCAAAATGCTAGTATCACCCGAGACAGGAATCGGACTAGTTGAAGCAATAAAGATGACAGGTGAGTTGCTTTCCCTAGCATTGAATGTAGACCCTAACGATACAGAAAAAAAAAGCAATCCTTAGATGATGATTACGAGCTACCTGTAGATAGGTGGTTTGAGATACTCACAGGCATGATGAATCTACCACCTAATCAGGTATGGGATATGTCAATCAAAGAAATCACTCTAGCTATTAATGGCTTCAAAGAATATAATGGTAACAAATCAGACCCTATGGATAAATCTGATTTAGATAAATTAATGGAAAGGTATCCTGATTATTAGACATGGAATTAGATAAGTTATTAGTCAAAATTGAAGCTGATTTAAGTGACCTGAAACGAGGTCTCGATAAAGCAAATAATCAAGTCAAAAAATCATCAAGTCAAATGTCAAACTCAATGCAGAAGTTTGGCACTACATTAGATAATGTCGGTGGCAGAGTTATTAAGTTTGGTGGTCTTATTGCAGGTGCATTTGGTGCAATACAAATCAAGAAAGTTATAGATGTCGGCAGACAGATAGAAGATTTACAAGTAAGACTTAAAGCTTTATTCGGTACAGCAGAAGAAGGTGCAAGAGCATTCGATGTGATGGTAAAATTTGCATCACGAGTTCCATTTACTTTATCAGACATACAACAAGCATCAGGTAATCTTGCAGTCGTTGCAAAAGATGCAAACGAATTAGCAGAGATTTTAGAAATTACAGGTAATGTTGCAGGTGCAACAGGATTATCTTTCACACAAACTGCTGAACAAATTCAAAGGTCATTCTCAGGTGGTATAGCATCTGCTGATGTATTTCGAGAAAGAGGTGTTCGTAACATGCTTGGTTTCCAAGCAGGTGCAGAAGTATCTGTCAATGAAACAGTCAAAAGGTTCAAAGAGGTATTTGGTAAAGGTGGTGAGTTCGGTAATGTCACAGATGATTTAGCTAATACTCTCACAGGTACACTTTCTATGTTGGAAGATAAATTATTTCAATTTAGGAAAGCTGTCGCAGATGAGTTTGTAACAGAACTTCGTAATCAATTAGGTGACCTAAACAAGGCACTAGAGGATAGCCAAGAAGAAATTGTAGAGTTCGGTACAGAAGTCGGAAAATCTTTAGCAAACCTTTCAATAGCAGTTGTCGAAAACTTTGAAACAATCAAAGTAGCTGTTCAAGCATTGGGTGCTTTTTTACTTACATCTGTACTCTACAAAGTTTTAACCGACCCAAGATTTGCAGGGTTGTTAGCTTTACTTGCATTTGTTAACGAGTACCAACAAGCAGAAAAAAGAGTTGAAGAACAACAAAAGAAAACTAACAGAGCACTTGAAAAACAAAATGATGCTTTAGAAGTCAACAGTAAAGAATTTTTTGAAGCAATCAAAAATGCGAGAGACTACAATAATATACAACAAGCAGTATTTTCTAGCATAAAAAAAGTAGATGAAGCAATTAGGATTACACTTGTTACACAAGGACAGCTAAAAGAGATTACAGATGAAGTATCAAAAACATTTGAAGATGCAGGTGAACAGATAGCAACTGCTTTCGGAGATTCTATAGCTAAAGGTCAAGACTTTGGTGATGCAATGAAAAAAATATTTCAAGATGTCGTATCACAAATCATTGCCACCATTGCACAAATTTTAATTATCACACCATTGATAGAAGGACTTACTAAAAAGCTTAATGCATATCAAGAAAAACAAAAAGGTGGGATTGGTTTTGATTTGGGTGGAGTGATAGGTGGAGCTATAACAGGCATGTTAGGATTTCAAAATGGTGGATACACACCACCAAACAAACCATACCTTGTCGGTGAAAGAGGTGCAGAAGTATTCGTACCAAGAACAGCAGGTAACATAATACCAAACAATCAGATGGGTGGTGGTGTTACTGTAAATCAGAATATATCATTCTCAACAGGCATTGTGCCGACTGTTCGTGCTGAGGTACTCAACCTACTGCCTACCATAAAACAAGAAACAATAAATGCAGTAGCAGAGACAAGAAGTCGTGGTGGTGCATTTGCTAGAACATTCGGAGCTTAACAATGGCAGAAGCAACATATCCTTTATCATTACCAACATCTCCTTCAAACTTTGTGACAAGTAATTGGACAATAGTCAGAACAGTAGGATATACACAATCACCATTTACTTATTCACAACAAGTCGCTAAATACACAGGTGCAGTTTGGCAAACAACTGTTACTTTACCACCTATGAGCAGAGCCGATGCAGGTGCATGGCAATCTTTTTACATGCAACTCAATGGCAGGTTCGGTACATTTTTACTTGGAGACCCTGATGGTAAAACCATACAAGGTTCTGCTACTACAGTTATATCAGTCAATGGAGACCATGCTATAGGTGCATTTGATGTTATTGTCGATGGATGTACTGCAAGTTCTACAGAATTTAAAAAAGGAGACTATGTACAGTTCGGTTCAGGTGCATCATCTAAACTTCACATGATTGTAGCTGACATCACATCAGACAGTTCAGGAAATGCGACCTTACAGATTGAGCCACCACTCAAAACTGCCTTGACAGATGATGATGTTGTCACCTATTCAAACACTAAAGCTGTCATGAGAATGGACAGCAATGAATTAGGATGGGATGCAAACAGGACATCTCTGTATGGATTGTCATTCTCCTGCACAGAAGCTTTATAATCTTTTGTAAATTTAGGGGGGTATGATAGTACCTAGAAACGAAAAAGGAGCTAAAATGGGGTGTTCTAGCTCCTCGTATCGGAGAAATTTATATGATTATAGCACAATATCCCAAAATATTGCTATTATTGAGATAAATGCCACAGACTTTAAAAGGTCTTTATTATCATCATACATTTCTAGTATTTTATCTTTCATGTTTGCTCCTTATCGTAGTTGAAATATAAAACCGAACTGATAGGTACAAGAACACCTTTTGATGTATCGTTGTCACCACCATTTGTTATCCTGCCTAAATTATAATATTTCCTAGCAATCTTTTTCATTGTGATTGTTGGTATCGATAATGTAAAGCAGAGTTTGTTTTTAAGATAAAACGATACGACCCAATGGTCAGCTTGTGTTGTTGCAATCCCACTATCTCTACCTCGTGATTGAAACTCCACAAACATGTTTCCTGTCTCCTTCCATGTGTCTTGCTCTGATTTAATTTCGATGTCACCTGACATACAGTCTATGACTTCTTTACTATAATCTTGTTCTCCGAGCTGACCTGTGATTAGGTCTTTTGCAAAGTCTGACCTATGCTTCACTTTCTTTCTCGATGAGTTTGTTTAGAAACCATTGTGCCTTTTTTAAATCTTCCAATCCATTCTTATCTTTGTACCTACAGAGATACTTAACTGTGTTTCCCTGTAGGTAGTTCATGTTTTGGTCTAAGATAAAATCTATTACTTCAATCTTACCTTGTGTGTAATGCTTCGGATGATTTATGTTATCTGACATTTTCACCTAAATGTTTTTTGTACCATTCAAGTGTCTCGACATCAGACTTGTGACACTTATCAGTAATCTTAGATTTACCTGACTTATACTTTTTGATTCTATCAATCAAGTGATTAATTATTTTTACATTGTCTATCATTGTATTTCTCCATGTTCTTGTTTCATAAATTTTCTGAATGATTTCTCATCCATAAATGTTTTGTTGCCTTCAGGTGTTTGAACTGCATATTCATATTCTTGATTTGGGTTTACATCTCCCAAACTAAAATCAGAACGAGATGCTCCAACTTTATGTGTTATGAATTTGTTAGTTTTATCTTTTTTTCCTGTAATACAATCTTTGTAGAAATCTATTTCAAAATCTATTTTGTTCTTTTTGAGAATCTTAATAAATTTATTAGTAGCTGATTTCTGATTGAGAGCATTACACCAAAACACTCTGTAAGCATTCTTTACAACAACTTTAGTCTCATCATAAGTACCGACCCTTCTGTCATGTCCGATTGTCCTAAAGTGCTTGTTAAGTCTATCATAATACTCTTTAGCATCGTAAAGATGTTCTGATATTTTTTGACTAAGTAAATATTTCATAATGTTTCTCCTATTTATTTTTGGGTAGTTAAGGTGATACCCACACCATTTGTTACATGCCTATGTTTTGTACCTTACCTTCTTTAAACCTTCTATCAAGTTCTCTGATTTCATGTGGATATAGCTCATCCATGTTGTAGAACCATTTTAATGTATATGTTGTATTATTTTTTCTCTCCATCATATTTTTTACCATGCTGATTCTACTTTGCTTACAACCTGCATGAAAAGTTCTAACAGTTTCACCTGTTTGATTATTTATGAGTTTGTATGTTCTTCTTACGTTTGTCATAATTTCTCCTAGTTAATTTATACCTTAAGTATACCATACTGAGAGTATGATGCAATACCGAAAAAAAAAGTTTTTTTTACTTTTTTTGCTGATTTGGTGTCAATTTTATCTGACTTAGCTTGTTGATTGCATCGGTCAGGACACACATTGCTTTGATGTATTGACAACTCAACTCACAAGTTCTCTCATCCCATTCTTGACCATGCAATAAATCATTCCAAACTTTCTGATTGTATTGTAAATCTTTTTTGAGCATGTTTCTTGTCTCATCAAGTCTACTGATAACTGTCTCAGTATGTTTGTTGATTTCATGTTTCATTATTTCTTCTGCCATTTCTTATCTCCACGATTCTCCATTGACCCACACAACTAATGCTTTACGAACACCACGAGTTACTTTATGAACTCTGTGATTAATAAAACTTGTGAAAGCAATCAAAGAATCTTTTGTTGCATTTATAATTATCTTTTCACCACCATGAAAAAATTCGAGTTCACCACCATCGAAATCATCATTGATTACATAGGACATGCTTATCTTTCTAAGTGAGCTAATGCCATCAGCTATGTCTGTATGCCAATCATAAAAGTCACCTGCTTGATATTCCAAGTATTGAATGTCTTGTATACAAGCAAGTCTGTAGTTGTAGATTTCGTTGAGGTCTAAAATAATGTAATTCAAAGTCTCTGCTATGTCTGTATTCAAAGGTATTCTCCATGCCTTGACTTGCCTGATGCCACTTTTACCTGAATTAACTTTTGCTTCGACAGGTATTTTTTTTTGGTGTATCTCATTTATCATAGCTAGTCTTGTCTCCTGACTTATGGGTCTATGTGTGATTCCATAGATGGGGTTGATGTCTAAGTCAGGTTGGCAGTTCTCCCTAAAAAATTTACTCGGTAATGGTGAGTAACTACTCACCTAGACTTTCTCGCAAAGTCAATGTACCTTTCTTGCTCCTTGATAAGACAATGCCATTGCCAATCGCTTTCCTGCAATCATCCGGCACAAGACTTTTTATGTCAGTCACAATCTCTTTATGTTTCGCTACATAAGGTTTGACCTGCTGTAGTGATTCAATAAGATTGTTCATCTCTTTATGGTCTGTCATATCCAAAGTTCTCATGCCATCTAATTTTATTTCTTTGGGTTGTTCAATAGGTTGCATGAATTGAGTTGGCTCTTTATCTTCTTGTACATATTTCCAAAATGCCATCTCAGCTTTGTAGAGTGTTTGTTGAAACTCAGGGTCGGATTCTATCGATGTCCAATCATGTGACCTGTTGCCAAAAAAGACTGTAAGATAGGTCTCAGAAGCTCCTGAGTGCATCATGTAG